CAGATCAGTCACAGCAACATCGGCATCTACGGCAATCTCCGCCACAACCCGCCTGGCCTTCTCGCCTGCATAGCCTGGGTTGTTGATCGGCATGTACTCGCTCACCGGCGCATCAGATAAAGCGCCGTAGTACGTCACCATCAACATTGCTTGGCCACTGGCGCGGCTGACGTGCTTGCGCCAGCGCCAGGCGGTCACCTCCATCTCTTTACCCGACAGTCCCATAATGTCATCGTTCTGGAGCTTGAGTTTCTTGAGCTCAGGCTCTGGAAACGGATGCCCGCAGGCAGGGCATACACGGGCCGCCAGGGCGCATAGTTCTTGGCAGTTGTCGCATACCTTCACCGGCGCTGCGCCTTCCTTGTCGCCCTTTTTGTTGGGCGGTCGGACATGGGTGATGGGTCCGTGGGTTGCCACAACAGCCGCGAAGTCCAACACTAGGCAATGGTCTGTGTGGCTCTTGGGTCGCAAACCCCGGCCCGCCATTTGGACGTAGAGGCCTGGGCTCATCGTAGGGCGCAACATGGCAATCAGGTCAATGTCTGGGTAATCAAATCCGGTGGTCAAAACGTTGGCGTTCGTCAGGCAACGGATGCGCCCCGCCTTGAATTCGCCGATGATGCGCTCCCGCTCGCGCTTAGGCGTTGCGCCAGTAATGCAGTCCGCCACGATGCCTAGCTCGTTGAGCTTGTCGCATATGTTCCAGGCGTGCTGGACGCCAGAGCAGAAGGCCAGCCAGGCTTTTCGATCCCCGGCCAGCTTGATAATCTCGCGCACCACGGAATTGTTCTGGTCTGCCGTGTCCACTGCGGCCTGCAACTCGGCCTCAATGAACTCCCCGCCGCGCTTGTGAACCCCGCTAGTGTCCAGCTGGGAGGTGGTGTGCTTGGAGCGTAGCGGCGCCAGGTGGCCGAGGCGCACCAGTTCTAGGATGTTGGTGGGCTCAATCAATTCTTTGAATATGGCGGGCTCGTCGGTAATCATTCCGTGGCCTAGGCGGTAAGGCGTGGCGGTCAGGCCCACCACTCGCAGGCGTGGGTTGATCGCCAGCAGATCGGCTAGCAGGCTGCGGTAGCCGCCTTGGTCTTTGTGGGCAATCAAGTGGCACTCATCCACCAGCACCAGATCAACGTGCCCCAGCAGCGCGGCCTTCTTACGCACCGACTGGATACCGGCAAAAGTGATCGGTTCGCCAAGTTGCTTCTTGCCAATGCTGGCGCTGTAGATGCCAACCGGCACATCAGGCCAATGTTGGCGCAACTTCTCCACGTTCTGTTCTATCAATTCCTTGACGTGGGTCAACATCAGAATCTGGCTGTCCGGCCACTCCTGAAGCACTCGCTTGCACAGCGCTGCAATGATGTGACTCTTGCCCGAGCCAGTGGGCAGCACTAGGCATGGATTGCCGGTGGCGTTGCGGTCAAACCAAGCGTAAAGCTGGTCGATAGTGCGCTGTTGGTAGTCACGGAGCATTCAGCAGCTCCCGGCTAGCATAAACATTCGCATCCCCCTCCCCATTGGCGACCTTGATTCCATTAATCACATAGACCGCCGTCCAGGCATCTGGCCCATCCAGGCGCTGCCATGGCACTAGGTCAGGATGCAGAACATGGCTGTCGCAGCCGGTGTATTGCGTGGCGATAGGGATCACACTGCGGTCAAATCGTGCGCATGTCCAGGTCGAATCTGGCTCCGCCGTGCTGTGGGCACAAGTCCTGCAATTGACCTCCTTGGTTTTCTTGCTGCCATGGCAGAAGTCATGCCCAGCGCAGAACTTGCACTCGTACCATGCCGGGTTGCTGGACAAGGGCTCGGGCATCCTGTCCGCCAGTGCGATGCGATGCCCGCGGGCTATCAGGCGCTCGGCCTCGGTGCGACTGTAATGCAAGCGCTCGGTGTAGATGCGGTCATCGTCTTTGCAAATTGCAAAGTAGAGCGCTCGGTCGATATTTGTGCCGTGCATGTAGACCTGCATCTGGGCAGCATGGACCGGCTTGGATTTTTCGACGCCTTGCTTGACCAGATCGTCAAACGACTTTTTGCTGTGCGTCTTGGCCTCAAAGATGTGCCGAGCCTTTGGCGCACCAGGCACGCCAGATTCGATGATGCCGTCTAGGCTACCGGACACATGCGAGCCAAAGTCAACGCGGGCCTGCTCGCCTTCGGTGCTGTGTATCTCAATCCCAATCGCTTTGAGATCCGCCACGATGGTGGTTTCTTCCATCCGGCCTCGCCGGAATACTCGCAGGATGCGGCCAGGAAAGGGCTCGCGCACGGCCCAGCGGAATGACAGCCACAGCCATCGGTCACAGGCGTGACCAAGTTGGCTGGCGCCAAGGTGTGGCCTGGGCAGCTCAACCTGGCGTTCGTGGGCGGCGTCGATGGCCGCAGCCACCGGGTCGGGGATTGGGATTGCGGTCATTCGATGTGGCTCCAAGTCTCATAAGACAGCACCTTCTCAATGGTGCGTAGATGTACGCCGTACTTTTCCGCCAGTGCGGCGTTGCTCAAGGTTTCGGCAATGTGAGCAAGCAGGTCCAGGCGGTTTTCTTTGGCCTGGCGGATCTCCTGCACTTCTGCTGGCGTGAGCTTGCTATGCGTCAGGGCAACGCCCCGGCGAGCCATGGAGCGAGCGCGGGACAAAAACTCGGCTCGCTCCAAGACGTGATCGGGGCGGTGCTGGCGCATTATTCGGTTTCGTTTTCGTCAGGCTCAACCCAGGAGACTTCGCAACCGTTGGAATAATGGAAATCTATTGTATTAAATCCCTGCGTTTGAATTGCTGGGTCCATTTGAGCAGAAACCCATGCAAGTACCGCTTCTTTAATTTCTGCTTGATTCAACTTGATAATCATAATATTTCCTGTTTGGTTAGGATTGGAGCGTGACACCTGTCACGCCCCGTCACGCTATGTCACTTGGCCCAAGGCGGCGCGACCTTCGTCCCAGCAGCTGGTGCCGCAGGCTTGACCGCCGCAGGCATTGCCCCGCCAGCAATCGTGGCGAAGTCCTTGACGTCGTTGCCATCGCCATACTGATCGCTGGTAGTGATTGCCAGCTTGATTTTGAGTTGCCCGCCAATCAACTGGTCGGTGTCGTTCACCTTGGCCAGGCCAATGGCCCGCATCAGGCTGTTCAACTGCTGGCGCCCAATCTCTTCGGCTTTCGGGTTCGGGTTGCTGATGTTCAAGTTGCCGAAAATGCTGCGGCCTTGATGTGTTGGGCCGGTGATGTCGTACTTCAGGCTGATGTACCGGCCAGTCCCCGCCTTGGTGTCCTTGATGGTCGCCTGAGTGATTGCCGCTGTATACCAACCGGCGGGCAGGGGCTCGAAAGTCCGGCCCATGGGCAGGTCTGCTGCGACGAAAGTTTCTCCGAATGAGGCCATGATTTATTCCTTAGTGATTGAAAAAGACGGGCGGCCCGCCGTGGTTGTGATCGCACCCAGAAGCGGGCGCGTGATGGATTCATCGGCTGACTTCCAGGCCGAGGAATTGATTTCCGGCTTCCAGCGGAACAGTGAGCCCAGGTGCTCGGCTAGGCCGGCCTCGGCAGCGATCGCCTGCAACTTGTCTGAGTCGATCTTGTGGTTCAAGCGTCCGGTAATCTTGACAGTGTGGCCAGTGGACATGAAGGTCTTGGTTCCCTCCATGTCCTTGTCAATTTTGAACTGAGCCAGCATGGCGTCCTCGGCCAGCCGACGAGCCTCGGTTGCCAGGCGCTCGGCTTCTTTGCAAGCCAACCAGATTTCGATCATTTAGCACCGCCAATCTTGGAAATGATGTGGTAAAGGTCTGGCGCTTCCCAGGCTCCGAGCTTGCCGCTGCGGTCCTTCGCCAACCAGAGGCCATCGCTGTCGCACATCAGCGCTCGCTGCGTCACACCTTCTGCGTCTTTCTCGACCCGTAGGGCCAGCACCTCGTCGAAGAAGTAAGGCAGCGCTTGGCCAGTCTTATTACCGGGCATAGATGGCGAATAGAGCACCCGGCCCATTTCGTCCTGCGTCTTTTCGAGCTTGGCGCTCATGTAGACGTGGCGGCCCGCTAGGTCGCGGAAGGCCCGGATAATGTCCGCCATCTGTTCTTGCATCGCACCGTAGGCGGCGCGTGGGTCTTTGTTGCTCTTCTTTTCGGCGTTCAGAACAACTTCAGCAATCTCCGAGATGGAGTCCAGCGCCACCGACTGGTAATCCTTCGCCTCATGGCTATCGCGCAGCCAGCTGTAGGCCTCCATCAGGGTGGCCATGGAGGTCACCTCGATGTAGGGCAGGTTGGCATCCTGAATGCTTAGGAGCCCGCCTTCTGCACTCAAAATGATGGGCGCTGGCAGGGTTGCCGCCAGGGTGGTCTTGCCTGCGCCTGCTTGGCCGTAGACAAGGAGCTTGGCGCCGTTTGACGCCAGGGTGGCGGTGGTTTTTAGGTTGATGC